ATTAATTGGGATGATCAATTACCATTAGATGTGCTAGAACTTTGGGACTGTTTTGATTATAACATTACAGTTGTAGAGAAACCTTTACTAGGTAGGTGTCAGTTCTTTGGTAAAGATAAGAAGTTGCATCCTGGTGAGTATGAATTTACTATTGATACTGCACATCCCGACTTCTCTGTACTAGATGTAAATTTCTCAGAGCATGATCCAGAGCATAAAACCTTTAACATCATCGCACTAGATAATGGACAGTTTGCTGCACAACCAAATAATAGATGTCAATTTTTTGATAACAGTTTGGTTGATAATGATAATCTTAAACAACCTGACTTTAAAGTATGCACACAGAATTATGCTGTAGAGACACTACCTAAGTGGTGGTCTGTTGGACACACAGATGAATGGGCATATAAAACAGGGGAAGAGGAGGAAGAAGAGATTCAATCCAAAACTGTCAACATAAATATAAAACCAGAACTTGAATAACATGAACATGTATTTGAATTTAAAACCTAATAACTATGAAGGTGAAACTGAACTCCTAACATTAGAGTTGCCAAGTTATCAAATCAATGGTATAATGAAATATGTTATACCCATCGCAGAACAAAAAAACACAAACTCTGAAAGAATCATAAAAGATCTTTTCAAAGAATGTGCACATGCATTATCAGAAAGCAACAAAAGTTATGAGCGTAAGAGTCGTAAGAATGCGAAACGGTGAAGATGTCATCGCAAATGTCTTTGAAATCGCAGCAAAGGATGAACCAGAAAGAGCAGTAGCATTTAGAATGGATCATCCCTACAACGTTTATGTTGTAGAAACAGATCCAGAAATTCTAGTTGAATCAGAAGGTGTACAAAAAATGAGTTCACCTGAGATTCGTTTTGAACCTTGGGCACCGTTGAGTAAAGATAGAAGGGTCATCCTTCGATTAGATGAAATCATAAGTGCATATGACACTTACCCAGAAGTCATCGACAAGTACAATGAATTAGTAGAGGCAGCAAATGGAAGAGGAGACACCAACTCTGGAAATGGAACAGGAACAGTCGGTAGTCCGACTACTCTTGTTGAGACAAAGGAATGAGTATCTCATTGCTAAAATAACTGAGTTAGATGAGGAACCTATATATCTTCTTGAAAGATGCTATGAAGTATCTGAAGAGGGAGAACTTATACCATTTCCTAAACATAGTTCACAACGTGACATTTTCTTGACATCTGACGTAGTTTTGACTATACTGGAACCTAGTCAGTCTTTATTAGACAAATATAACGCATGAGTAAGTTCTATACGAACATTCAACTAGCAGGTGATACAGTTTTATATCGTGGGTACGAAGATGGAGAACCAGTCCAGTTTCGTACCCAATTTTCTCCTACGTTATATGTGACATCAGGTAAGAAAGAAAAGTTGAAAACTCTTACAGGCAAACCTGTAAAACCTGTGCAGTTCCAAACTGCTAGAGAGGCAAGAGAGTTTATCAAAACTTATGATGGTGTAGAAAAGTTTGAAGTGCATGGATATGAACGTTTTGTCTATCAATACATTAGAAAAGAATTTCCTAATGAAGTTGATTATGATATAAACCAAATGAAAATCTATGCAATGGACATTGAGGTTCAATGCGAGAATGGATTTCCTGATGTAGAAGCAGCAGCAGAAGAAATGCTTTCAATCACTATTAAAGATATGGTGACTAAAAAGTTTTACATCTGGGCAGTTCGTGATTTTGAAACTGAGCATGAGAATTTCATCTTTGATAGCGAGAGAGATATGCTTAAGGGGTTTCTTGAGTGGTGGGTGCAACATACACCAGACATACTCACAGGATGGAATGTCAACCTTTATGACGTACCATACATCGCTAGAAGGTTAAATAGAATTTTAGGGGAGAAATGGATGAAATCCTTATCTCCTTGGAACAGGGCAAATGAAAGAGAAATCTATGTGCAGGGACGTAAGAATTATGCTTATGATGTCAGTGGGGTTAATATTCTTGACTACCTCGATCTTTATCGCAAGTTCACTTATAGTAACCAAGAATCCTACAGACTTGATCACATCGCTTTTGTCGAGTTGGGACAAAGAAAACTTGACCATAGTGAGTACGAGAATTTTAGAGACTTCTATACAAGAGATTGGCAGAAATTTATAGAATATAATATACAAGATACTGAACTCATTGACCGTCTTGAAGATAAGATGAAATTGCTTGAGTTAGCAATCACCATGTCTTATGATGCCAAGGTAAACTTTGAGGATGTGTATTCACAGGTACGTATGTGGGACACAATGATATACAATTATCTCGCAGATAAAAATATTGTGCCACCACCTCGTAAAGGATCAAAGAAAGATGAGAAGTATGCAGGTGCCTATGTAAAAGAACCTATACCTGGTAAGTATGATTGGGTTGTATCCTTTGACCTTAATAGTCTATACCCTCATCTTATAATGCAGTATAATATCTCACCAGAAACACTCTGGGAGACTCGACATCCTAGTGCGAGCGTTGAGAGATTACTCAATCAAGAGGTAGATCTATCGGGTAAGTTTGCTGTATGTGCTAATGGTGCACAGTATCGTAAAGACATAAAAGGTTTCTTGCCTGAGATGATGGAGAAGATATACACTGAACGTGTTATCTACAAGAAGAAGATGATACAGGCAAAGAAAGATTATGAGAAGTCGCCCTCTAAACAATTAGAAAAGGATATAAGTAAGTTCAACAATATTCAGATGGCAAGAAAGATTCAATTGAACTCTGCCTATGGTGCTGTTGGCAATCAGTATTTTAGATACTATAATTTACTTAATGCTGAGGCAATTACTCTCTCTGGTCAGGTATCTATCCGTTGGATTGAGAACAAGATGAACCAGAAGATGAACAAAATACTAAAAACGGAGGATGTTGATTATGTCATTGCTAGTGATACTGATAGTATCTACCTCAATCTGGGTCCTCTGGTCGAGGGTGTATACAAAGGGAGAAAAGAAACTGATGAGGTCATTGTTGGGTTCATTGATAAGGTCTGTTCGATGGAACTTGAGCCTTATATTGAGAGTTCTTATGAAGCGTTGGCAAAATACGTAAACGCATATGACCAGAAGATGTTCATGAAACGTGAGACCATTGCTAACAAAGGTATATGGACAGCGAAGAAGAGATACATCTTAAATGCATGGGACATAGAGGGTGTAAGATTTGCTGAACCTAAACTAAAAGTCATGGGTATTGAAGCGGTCAAGTCATCTACACCAGGTGCTTGTCGTGACAAGATTAAAGAGTGTCTCAAGGTCATCATGAATAGTGATGAAGAAGATGCACAGGAGTTTATTGCACAATTTAGAGAGGAGTTTAATGAGTTGCCCATCGAAGACATAGCATTTCCTAGAGGATGCAATGGGATAAATAAGTGGGCGAACCAAACAAGTATCTATAGTAAGGGTACACCCATTCATGTGCGTGGAGCATTACTATACAATTACCATAATACAAAACAACGATTGACTCACAAGTATCCCCTCATTCAAGATGGGGAGAAGATCAAGTTCATCTATCTAAAGACACCTAATAAGATATCAGAGAATGTCATTTCGTTTCCAAATACTTTCCCTAGAGAATTTGGACTTGACAAACAGGTGGACTATGAACTACAATTTAGTAAGAGTTTCTTAGAACCAATAAAAGTTATTATGGATACTATTGGGTGGAAGCCTGAAAAGATCGCATCACTTGAATTTTTATTTGGATGAAAAAGTACAAAGTCGAATACCAAAAAGCATTCGGCACACCTAAAAAAGAGCATCAGATATTTAATGATATATCTGAAGCAAAATGGTTTGAGCGTGCCATGAAACGTTCTAATTTTATAACATGGATTCATGAATTTTCTGAAGGACATAGCTAAAGAGATTGGTAATGATTACGCATCATTAGTCTCTGAAGGTGTATCTGCAGGTGACACTGCAGGATTTATTGATACAGGTTCTTATATTTTTAATGCCTTACTATCAGGATCAATCTACGGAGGCATCCCTAATAATAAGATAACTGCTATAGCAGGTGAGACATCTACAGGTAAGACATTCTTTTGTCTTGGTATGGTTCAACATTTCTTAGAATCTAATCCTGATGCAGGTGTAATATATTTTGAATCAGAATCTGCTATCTCTAAACAAATGATTGAGGATAGAGGTATAGATTCTAATCGTATGCTACTTGTTCCTGTTACTACAGTTCAAGAATTTAGGCTACAAGCAATCAAAATATTAGATAAATATAACGAACAAACTGCTGAAGAACGCAAACCCTTAATGTTTGTTTTAGATTCTCTTGGTATGTTATCAACTTCTAAGGAAGTAGAGGACTCTGAGGCAGGTAAAGAGACACGAGATATGACTCGTGCTCAAGTTGTTAAGTCAATCTTTCGTGTGCTAACCCTCAAATTAGGTAAAGCAAACGTTCCTTTGATAGTCACCAACCATACATACGATGTAGTTGGTGCATACATTCCAACTAAAGAAATGGGAGGTGGAAGTGGACTCAAATACGCTGCAAGCACAATTGTATATCTATCAAAGAAGAAGGAAAAAGATGGTAAGGAGGTTGTTGGAAATATTATCAAATGCAAAACCGCAAAGTCCAGACTAACAAAGGAGAACTCAGATGTTGAAACACGATTATATTATGACCGTGGATTGGACAGGTATTACGGATTATTGGAGTTGGGTGAGAAACATGGAGTCTTTGAGCGTAAAGGAAATAGGATCGTTGTTGGTGATAGCAGTGTATATCCTTCTGCAATACTTAAGGATCCAGACAAATATTTCACAAAAGAAATAATGAGTAAGATAGACGAAGCTGCTGCTAAAGAGTTTCGTTATGGCAACTAAGTTAACTGACTATGTTAGAACGTATCCTAATGTTCTTAGTAAATCAGTATGTGATACGATCATCAAGAACTTTGATGAGTCCGACAGCATATACACTGATAGAGAGCAGCGACCAACTTTCAGAGAACTAAATATTTCTCAGAGATATCATGCGAAGGATCCTAAATGGGTCGCTGAACAAAACTTGTTGATTGATATATTTGATGAGTGTACAGACAATTATATAAAGGAACTTGACTTAGGTCCTGATTTTCCTGCGAGATATTCATACGAAGAGTTTCGTATGAAGATGTACGAGAATAATAATTATGATCAATTTAAAGATCATGTTGATGTGCAAGACCATGCATCTGCACGTAGATTCTTAGTTGGATTTCTATATCTGAATGATGTAGAAGAGGGAGGAGAGACAGCATTTCCTAAATTAGATTATGCAATTCCTCCTAAGTGTGGTACAATGATTTTGTTCCCTCCGACATGGCAATATAGACACGCAGGTAGATCACCTGTATCTAACAACAAATACATTATTGGAACTTACCTTCATTACCAATGAATTTAGAACTAACTATTCTTAGTAATCTATGCTATCATGAGAAGTATGCACGTAAGGTGCTACCCTTTTTGATGAAGGAATATTTTACTGCTCGTGAATATAAGATTGTATTCTTAGAAATACATGAATACATTAGTCAATATGATGCACTACCTTCACTCAATGCTTTAAGTATAGAATGTCAGGAACGCACAGACTTAACCGAAGATCAATTTAAAAACATAAAGGAGGTTCTAAGTGAGTTATCCAATGAGAAAAGCGAGTACAATTGGTTGGTTGACACCACTGAAAAATGGTGTCAGGAGAGAGCGATTTATCTATCGCTTATGGAGAGTGTTAAGATTGCCGATGGTCAAGATTCAAAGAGGGATAAAGGTGCTATTCCAGAAATTCTTAGTCAAGCACTAGGAGTAAGTTTTGATCAGAATGTTGGACATGATTACATAGGAAACTCAGATGAGAGATTTGATTTCTACCACAGGAAAGAGGACAAAATTCCATTTGATTTGGAATTCTTCAATAAGATTACGAAAGGTGGTTTACCTAATAAAACTCTTAATGTTGCTCTTGCAGGCACTGGTGTTGGTAAGTCTTTATTCATGTGTCATATGGCCGCTGCTACTCTTTTACAGGGTAGGAATGTATTGTACATCACTCTTGAAATGGCAGAAGAAAAGATTGCAGAACGTATTGATGCAAACTTACTAAACATTCCCATACAAAAACTTGCAGACTTACCCAAGGTAATGTTTGATAGTAAAGTTAAGAATCTATCAAAGAAAACACAGGGCAGGTTAATCATCAAAGAATACCCAACAGCATCAGCACATGTTGGTCATTTCAAATCTTTGATCAGTGATCTTGCTCTAAAGAAAAGTATCAAACCTGATATCATATTTGTTGACTATCTAAACATATGTGCGTCTCAAAGATACAAAGGATCTATAGTAAACTCATACACTTATGTTAAGGCAATCGCAGAAGAATTACGTGGTCTCGCAGTTGAAACGAATGTTCCAATCGTATCCGCTACTCAAACTACTCGCTCAGGTTTTGGGAGTAGTGATGTTGATCTTACTGACACAAGTGAGTCTTTCGGTCTCCCTGCAACTGCTGACCT